TGTTGAGTATGCTCTGTTGGGTTACAAAGGTTCTGAATACTATGACACTGGTATTATCTACTGCCCATATATCCCCATTATGGTGCAGAGAACGATTGGTCCGAATGATTTCGCGCCTCGCGTTGGTCTTATGACCCGCTATGGTATCGTGAATAACATTTTCGGTGCTAATCTTTATTACCACTTGATCATCGTTAAAGGTCTCGGTACTGCGTTTACACCCGGTTCTATTTCTACCTACCTGTAAGCATAGTAACTAAGCAGTTAGCTACATCAATTTTTGAAACCCGAGGTGCCGAAGAACCTCGGGTTTCCTCGTTTTTAATTATCGACACAAATAAATTTGCAAAAAAATACTAAATAATATCATGAGCATCTATACATTCTCTTCCAATATTCTCTCCGCACAAAAAACAGGCACTCCCAACATTACAAATGCTGTTCTATCAGCTACTGGTGTTACCTATCTTTCTGGTGATTCTGTTGTTGTTGCATCGCGTCAACTCGGAACAGTATCCCTCTCTACTTCTGATATTGGGTTAGCCTTCACCCCAATTGAAGTTTCAATTGGAACCACTGTTAATACAGCATCTTCCTTCTCGCTTGCTAGTTTTCCTAATGTCACTGTAAATGTGCTCGGTTCTGTATTCAATATTCCATCCTCTTTACATAATACCACGATGGCTATTGTGAATAATGATAATACTTTTTCGTTGTTCCCATTCCTTAGCACTGTTACTACAGTTCCTACTTCGGCATTTTCGGAAACTATTTCGGTATCGATTCCCGAAACTCGTAGAAAAAGATTGCTGGGATATTAATTTATAGACATATTTCGTCTATATTTTTATACTATAACACATGATAGTTGAATAATATTTTCTACTATTAAATAATATTATATGTTTAATAGAGGTGGTGGTTCAGGCGTAGAGTCTAGAAGAATCGATGAATCATTTTATAGGGGTATCGTTATAAAAAATGATGATCCTTTGAAATTAAACAGGGTCAAGGTTTATGTGCCAGAACTATCCAATCAACCGTTTGAAGAATGGTTAGGAACTTTAGATGAAATTAATATCAAAGCACCTGGTGTTGATAGTTGGAGTGATCCAGCAATTGTAGATAAAATTGCTGAAAATATACCATGGGCAGAGCCTTGTTATCCTTTGATTGGTGAATCGGGATCATCCAGATCATTTAGAGATGGTGAGGCTATCACCGCAACATTGTCAGATGGTAATTATGCTGAAGGCTATGTTGAAAATCCTGATAATCTTAATTTAGTAGATGTTGGTGGTGTTACACAATTTGAACCACCGATTAAATTATCAAATTATGGATATGCTTCCGATAGCACTCCCGATACATATAGTAGTAACGGTATAGGTCATCGCAGCAATCGTTTAACAGATGAAAGATCAGCAGCAATAACCAAAAGTTTAGCAACGTCTTTGGGACTACAACATAACGATTGGTTCAGAATAACTACCACCAAAGGGACGTTTACATTGCAATATGCCGATACCGTCCCCTCTTACGATAAAAGAACTGGTGCTTTACCTCCAACTATAGACATTTATAGAAAACAAAATGGTAGTAATTCTTGGGGCGGCACGATAACATCTTTTCAAAAATTAGGCAAATCTCCTGATATTCCAGAGAAAACACCGCCTGATAAAATAGCAACAACTGGAATACCAGCGTATGAAAGTGATGCGCCATCAGTATTACCGCCGAAAGATGGAGGTAGTAATGATCCAACGACATGGCAACGACCATCTCTGGATGGTGTTGGTAGAGACGGCGTATTATCACAATCACCTGCCAACGCATATGAATCTAATAAAACGGCAGTTGGTGATGCATTTGGAATGCCAAATGATACTTCCAGTATGAAAGCTAATCCGTATTCTTATGGATACGCACCTCAAAATCATGGCAATAAACCAAAAGGAGTTATGGGTATACCAGAAGTTGGTTCTAAAGTTTGGGTTTTCCATTACATGGGAGATTTGAATTTCCCTGTTTATTTCGGAGTCACCCAAGATGCTCGTGGTCTTTCATTAATAAATAGAACAGATAATGATATAAAATCATCAACCTATTATCCCAATAATTTCGAAAATTTCTAATTATGGCGACAAAAAAATACAAAAAAGATACTACCAATAAAAATAATAAAGGATTCGATGATAAATGTAATTCGAATTCTACTGGCGTAGTTATTCAGTGTCCGACTAATTTACAAAATGTTGATACAGTGTCGAGCACTGATACAACATCATCCAATAATTCAAATTTATCTAAAATATCTAAAACATATCGTAATCGTTTAGTTATAAATCAAAGAGGAGCATCTATTACCATAAACAACACTTCTGATAATGAAGGGATACAAATATCTCAAAGATCAGGTAGTAACTTCAACATCAATAATTTAGTTAATTCCGAATTAGCCACTAACAACAAACAAACATTAGTGGCTAATGATAAATTTGAAACAGTTAAAGGTGATTGTAGTGAATATATTGGAGGTGATTATAATAAAAGAATTGGTGGCACATCATATATTTTTAAAGGTTTTAAAGATGAAACCGAACTCAGAGCATATGATGAATGGAAAGATGCATTTGCGGTTATTGCAGCGGGTAATGCTAAATTTAAAATTAAGCGTGGTGGCATTTCTATACCGAATGGTCAAACTATACCACTCGAAGGTAAACGCGCTGATAACCCTGTTATAGGCTCAGAAACATATACGGTTGAGAGTATTTTTAGCGGATATGATAAAATACCAACGGTTGGATTTTTAAATAATGACGTAAATTCTTATTCATCTGTTTCTAGAAGAATAGGTCAGATGCCATCGGCTAAAAAAATAACTCTAAACGATATATCTAAAAGTGCTGGAGCAAATGGTTCTGCCGCACCAGGCGTTATGGAATTTGGTGCTCAAGTTTCAGCAGCTACTGAAAATGGTGAATGGGCAACAGATACAGATACTTTAAAAATTGATGATTACGTCAAAGAAATGCAACCAATTCTCACAGAAATAGAATCTAAAATGGGAGACGGTGGCGATGAACATGTCATCTTGAAAAGAAACAAATTGGAAACAATCGGTGCGATATTCAATGACTACCCATCTGTAAAAATTGATGAAAAAGGTAGAAGTCAGCCATTTGAAATGTTAGTTTCTGATACTGGTGCATATAAAAATCACGATTATATTCCGCTGTTAGAAGAAATTGATAATTCTTCTAATTTTCCCTGCGGTAAAGATGTTAAAATAGTTGGAAATTCTTACGTAAGAAATGTTGGTTCTGGCGGCATATCCTTAAAAACTTCTGGTTCCATGGAAATGGGTGGCACTATAATGAGAGTCGGATTCAAACAACTAATGATGAATGCATCCCACGGTATTCATATTGGTTCAGAAGCTGGCGTTGAGATACAATCTTTGAAAACCATAACACTACGTACTGACAGGCAGGTATACGTCGAATCTTCACTCGGTGTTAAAAATAATTTAATTGTGGGTGGTGGATTATCTGTAGAGGGTGAAACATACCTACAACATGTCACAGCCCCTCTAGAAGTCCAACAAACAGAGGACACCATTATTTTCAGTAAATTTAACACTTTAGTGCCTAGAACATTATTGATCGGTGAATGTATTATCCCTAGCGGTAGTAGTGCAGGTATTTGGCCCGTATTTGCTTTACCTACTCCTGATATTATTGAATCGCCTCCACATGGACATCATTTCAATAATTTACCATTGAACCTGACAAAATCGAATAGTGGTGTCAGAAAAGAGGCACAAAACAACGGAATTAATAGACATAATTCCGTTGCCATTGCGTATCCTCAAGTTCATGAGAAGAAATATCCTAGAGGATCATAATCATCCTTCACATGATTTACACGTCAGAATGGATCGAGCCAAATCTTGAGATGGGTTGGAGCTTCTTTGATAATACAAAGATTTGATTCCGTTTTCCCAAGCAAAAATCATTAGTTCATTAATTTCTTTCGGCTTGGTATTTGCAGGAATCATCACATTCAGTGATTGACCTTGATCAATAAATTGTTGTCTTTGTGCAGCATGAATAACGACTTCTTTCTGCGAAAGTTCTGCGAATGTTTTGAAAACATCCTTTTCATTTTGTGTCAGGAAATCCAAATGTTGCACACTACCACCATGAATCAGAATACTTTTCCAGACTTCTTTATTGTCTTTACCTTTTTCGTTCAACACTTCAACCAATTTTGGATTACGATATGTAAAGTTTCCTTTGGCGAGATTTTTCACGAAGTAATTACTATTCAACGGTTCAATACTTGGGCTGACTTGACCCAAAATGAAACTACTTGATGTAGTAGGTGCAATGGCAATAGTTGTAGTGTTTCTACGACCATAACCTTTGAGAACTTCAGGTTCGCCAAATTTTTCGGCTAATAATTCAGTAGCTTTATCAGCACGTTCACGAATCGTTGAAAAGATAGATATATTTTCGAAATGAGCATCCACGCTTTCCCATGGGATCATTTTGGATTGTAAATAACTATGATAACCCAAAACGCCCATACCCAATGCTCTGTGGTTCTTAGCAAACCTATAAGCAGCTTCCATGAGTCTATCGTCTTTAGTTTTCTCGATGAATTCTGACATCACAGCATCCAAGAACATAACCAAAGTTTCGACAGCATCTGTTTCTTTGATTTCATCCCACCACAATAAATTCAACGAAGATAAGCAGCAAACAAACGACTCGTCTTTTGTAGATGGTAAGAAAATTTCTGAACACAAATTGGATGCGTTGAGTTGATAACCTTTATCTTTATAAACTTGTGGTTTATTATTATTAGCATTATCTGTAAAGAAAATATATGGGTATCCTGTTTCGGAACGCTTTTTAATTACCGCTGCCCATCGGCGGCGTTTTTCTTTATCACCTTCAATCATCGATTGCATCCATCCTTCAGGAATTGTTACACCGATAGACATTTCTTGAATGGGATGACCCTCAGAACGAATCTTCATAAATTCGTCAAAGTCACCATGATCAATTGGTAGATAAGCTGCGAAACTGCCACGTCTAGCGCTACCTTGGCTCACAATACTAGTAACGGTGTCAAATAGCTCCATACAGCGGACTGCGCCCTCTGCTGTTCCACCTGTGCTAATTTTAGAACCACGTGGTCTAATATCACCAAAGTATCCAGAAGTGCCACCGCCAACTTTTGTCATCATACCGACTTCTGCCTGTTTGATCAAGAAGTCTTCTATACTGTCTCCAACGTGGCTATTAAAACAGGAGATTGGGTTGCCTCTTTTATTACCAAAGTTCATCCAGACAGGTGTCGCGAGACTATAATAGCCACGAGCCATGTAGTCCATAAACTTATCAGCGAATCCCTCAATACCTAAAATATTTTGCGCTGTTAACGCGATCTTCTCAATTCTAGATAAAGGTGTTTGTCCTTCTTCTAGATATCCTCTCTCCAAAAATTTAATGGAGTCATCATTTAACCAATAGTATTTGTCTCTTGTCATATAATTATTTATTTTTTCTTTTTTCCCAAGCTTGCTTCATTTTTAAACGAGTTTCTTCAGAATGTTTTTTACCATACATATTATTATGTTTACCGCTTCTTTTTTCACTTAAAAGTTTGCGAGTTTCTTCGGAAATTGGATTCTTTTGATAAAATTCTTTCATTGTTTCTCTATGTTTGTTTTTGTTCTCTTCATTCCAATACATAGCATTATGCTCCTTCATTTTTACTCTCTGCTCATCAGAAATCCACTGAGTAACACTCGATCTTCTGGTGCTAATCATTTTTTCATATACATCTTTGTTTCTGTTTAAAAGAGCTTGTTTTATTTTTTCTCTCGTTTCTGGTGATTTTGGTTTTTTCATTTTCTGTTTTGTTGATGAAGATAGCCTGTAACCACCTTCATTATAAAAGCATTTTCCACCATTATGTCGATTGAGAAAATTTGAATTTTTTGCAGCGTTAACTCTTAATAAAAATCTATTTTCATAAGAAAGGGTTTCCGATGAAGAAGTGAAATTTTTTATTTTTCTAATTTTAAATGCTGACAACCCCTCAGATTTAATAATTTTATGGACAACTTTTGATGTTGTTTGATATCCACTTTCTGTCATAAAAGTATCAGAATCTGCGCTGCTATTAATTTTACAACCAGCATAATATTTACCAGAAGCAATGTGCTGTATGATATAAAAATAAGGTTTCATGAAAATTAAAATAATTCATCTTCGTCAAAACATTGACCTTTTTTAGAATACTCAACGCTTTTAGCATTAAAAAAATCCGTCATGTTTGGTGCTAATACTTGCTCGTCAAACCAGAATGTTTCGTCCAACAAAGTCTGATCAACATCGAATACTTTTTTGAATCCG